ATTGCGTTACCCCTGGACTGACCTGCATCGAACGGTAAGCCCCGGGGCCTTCCGCGATTAGGTCCGGAAAGCTAAACCAGCCTAATCTAGTAGCGCCGATGATTTCGCCGTTGTAGTCACTCTGGAGATTACCCCAATCTTCCATCTCGTTGAAGTTCCACAACGACAAATTGGCGTATCCTGATACCGCGTTCCATTCCCTTGGGCGCGCCATGGGTTCGTTGGCAGCGCGAGCTAGCCGCCTAAGTTGGGAGCCTGGCCCGTTGCCAATGAAGTTTTGCACCACAACAGCGTTTCCTGACACGCCGCTTGGAGGATTCAACCTTGTTGGGGCTCCAATCCCAAACCAGGCTTCATTGCAGGGCCAGTCGTAACCAGAAAACAGCGTGAGAAACGCAACTCCCCTCTCGTAACCGCCGAGGGTATCCGGGTCGCCGTCGTCGTCGTCCGGATTCTCAGGGCCGCCGGAACCGCCAGCTATCCATGGATACGCCCCTGCGCTGTTGTACGTCTCGCACCTTATGCCAGTCGGGTCAAGAATGGTCGTGAGCTTGTTCCCTCGAAACGCTCGGAAGAAAGACCTTCCGTTTCGGGACGCCAGGTTGTAAGACACTCCACCAGTGTACGCCATCTGAATGGTCGTCGAATCGACAAGGGTCTCGGTAGCCAGCTGAGACGGGCCGTCAGCGGGCACCTGAGGCGACGTGAGGGCAACTTCGGACGTGTAGATGAACCCATGCCAAGTCGCTTCCGGCAACAGGCCAGGGTTGCCGAGGTCGGCCATCCTGGTTACCCCAGGGAACCCATGTCCTGATCCTCTACCCGCAGCGCGAGCTTGCATTCTGACGTCACCTACGCTTGGGCCCGAGGCCGACACGAACGTCTCAGACTCGTGCAGGAAGTCCAGGTACGGGAGGTCACTCAGGTCCGCGGTCAGCGGGATAGACAACGTGCACACCAGGTCCTTCTCCTCGGCCGCGAACACGGCAGCCAACAGGAGCAGCTTGCCGTCCCGGATCGAGGCGGACAGGATGCGAGTTCCAGGGAACCCGGCGATGTTCCACCTGTGCCACGCCTCCATGACTCGCTGAGGCCCGCGGTCTCCGTCGCGGTCCATGAACTGATAGAGAAACAGGTCCGGAGAGCCGTCCGTCCGGATCACGACCACGTCCGGGGTGTCGCCGACGGTCAGGGACACGGCTTTGCCCCTGAGGTAGCTGTCCAGCTCGGCCGACAACTCCAGCAGGAACGGGCTGTTCTCGACGAGGCCGGGGCGCACCTGGTACAGCGCGGCGCTTCCGGCGCTGTCCTTCAGCAGGAACATGAAGTTCCCGGACACGAACGCCGGGACGCCGCCGGCGCCGGAGATGCTTGCAAGCACGGACGCGGAAGCCGTGACCGGCGTGAGGGCCTGGCGGCCGGGGATGACGTACTGCCGCTTGTCCCCGTTGATCATCAGGCTGCGGTCGTACACAGCCATGCTGCGGAGCGCGTCGTCCTCGCCGCCGAGAATCTGGAACCCGACCGGGTCAGACGCGACGGACGTCACCACGCTTCCCGGGAACAGATTGAAGTAGTCCCCGGTGCGGGAGGTCGCCAGCGTGCCGCCGCTGGTGCCGATGATGAGGCGGTCTTGGAACACCCCGAGGCCGGTGACGCCAACGTCAAGGAACGCCGGAGTGGGCACCGAATCCTCGTCGCCGCAGTCACTGGGCACGTAGTTCGGCAGGGAGAGCCCGGTCTCGGTCTCCAGCCAGTCCAGGTCGGAGCTGATGTAGAACTCGCCGTTGTGCACCGTGCCAACAGCGAACAGCTGGTTGATGTCGATGCGGGAGCCTGCGGTCTCCTCCCAGGTCACTTGGGCCGGGGCGCCCGTGGACTTGTCCTTCGCGATTGCCTTCACGTAGAAGGTGACTCCCCCGGCGTCGTTCGTCGGGCGCACCTTCACGACCTTGCCAGGAAGGGCGACCGTGGTCAGCGCCTCGGGGGAGCTGACGGTGTTCCCGGTGCCGCGGATGAGGCTGTTGTCCCCGCCGTCCGAGACCTCGATCTCCTCGACGCTCGGGTCGTTGATCACGATGGTCGAATCACGCACGGCAACCGTGCTGCCCGGCGACAGGAAGCCGCTGGTGACCAGCATGTCCCGCAGGCGCTGGGCGATGTTCTCAGGGGTCGCGTCGGCCAGCGCCTCGCCGGCCCACCGGGTGGCCCAGCTGTTGAACTGGTTGGTCCGGTCGTTGACCTTCTTCGTGTACTCCGGGTCGTTGGGCAACAGGTCAGACGTGTCCAGCACTCCGGGGTAGCTGGCCTGCCGGGTCGTGTACGTGACCGTGAACTTCTGGTTGCCTCTGATCAGCGTGATGCTGAACGGCCGGCTGTACGCGCCGCCCCTGACCCACACGGCGTGGTGCCGCTGGTTGGCCTCGACTGCCCACGTTGCCGTCCGGGTGTACGCCGGCGCCAGGCCCTTCGGGGCCATGACGATGAAGCGGCCGACAGCGGTGGCAGCGGCCACTCCGTTGTTCTCGATGGCGTCCAGCACGGCGTCCGAGGGCGGCGTGTTCACGTCCAACAGCTCCCCGGTCTCGCGGTTCGCCACGATGAACGGCGGAGCGCTGGAGGCAGGGTCCTTGGCCCTGTACCTGGTGACGACCTCGTAGTCGTTCTCGCCAACGCTAAACTGGTACGCCCGGAACGACGCAGCGTCTTCGGGGGTTACTTCGCCGCCCAGGGTGCCCGACTTGAAGTCCAGCACCTTGGAGCCGTGCCTGCGGCCGAGCCCGCGCACCGGGTCGCAGAACATGTTGATCTGGTCCGCGTGCTGCCCCGGGCGCCGGAGGTACGGGGGCTTCTGGCTAACTCCCCCGAGCACGGTGGGCAAACTGAAGTTCAGCATGAAGGTCTCCTCAGTAGCGGGTGTACGGGCGGCTGCCGCGGGCGCGGAGGACGTTGTAGGCCGTCAGCGGACGGTGCAGCAGGTTGGTACGGTAGTGACGGTCCTGGGCGATCCTGAGGCGCAGCGCCGAGCTGGCCGCCTCCCGCACCAGGTGCTGGCGGTCACCGCTCCCGTAGGCCTCGTGGAACTTCAGGACGACTGCGTCGTGTACGGCCGCTTGCGCCGCGTGCGGCAAGTCCTGGAAGTTCAGCTCGAACACGCACTTGACCGTGCGCTTCGTCTTGATGGGCTCCCCTCCGGGGATCGATACCAAGATTCCGGGGACCTGGTAGGCCAGCGGCTCGCCGTCAGCTGAGATAACATCCAGCACGTTGCACGGCAGCTGGTCGTCAACCAACCAAGTGTCCGGTTCAGGAACGACATCCACGAGCCGAGTGTTGAACCACCAAGGGGTCTCCTGCAGGTCCTTCAGGGTCTTCTTGATCAAGGCCACGATGGCCGACGTGTACCTGTCGGGCCGCGCCAGGCTGGTGCGAGGGGCCTGCCCGATGCTCGCCAGGCAGGCGTTCACGATGTCGAGTTCAGTGAGCATTGGGCAACCTCCTAATGCAAAAGCGAAAAAAAGCCCCGCCATCCTTGGAGGGATGAACGGGGCTCTTGGCCGATCAGGGCTTGTAGATCGAGCCCGCGAACTCGGCGCGGCGGACGGTCGCACCGTAGCTCATGTGCGCGTCCACGAAGTGCTTCTTCTGCGTGCGGTCGTAGAAGACGTCCGTGGTCAGCGGGATCGTCTCGCCAGCCAGCAGGGCGCGCGGCGCCATCAGCGTCAGCACGGCCTTCGTGAAGTTGCCGTTGTAGGCGTTGTTGTTGTTCGGCGTGCTCAGCGGGTGGGCCGTGATGTTCTGGCCGGCCGGGTAGTTGTTCGACCGGCGGACGGGAACACCGTACGCCTTCAGGACCATGCCGCTGATCTTGTTGCCGTCAGCGGTGATGTAGTCCTGGTTGATCAGCTGCTCAGCCTGCAGGAGCGTGTAGAACACGTCCGGGCGGCAGGCGGCGATGACGTCGTCGTTCTGCGGATCGACGTCCTTCAGCTCCATCTTGACCATCAGGCGGGCCAGCGCAGCGACCAGCTTGGCCGGGTCAGCAGCGTCGCCGGCGTTCGCCAGGGTCTCGATGCTGCCGCCAGAGTGACCGGCGGGCTTGCCGGCGTTGCCCATGCTGAAGGCGGACTCGGTCAGCAGGGACGCCTTGATGCCCTGAATGAACATGGCCTGGTCCCACAGCTTGGCGAGGGCCTTGCCGTGCTCGTTGGCGACCTCACGCTGCTTGTCGAAGTTGGTCTGGAAGACCTCCAGCAGCGGGAAGACGGCGCGCGCCAGGACCACG